CTGACTATTCATCGCGCGTTGCTGTCTCTACCCCTCGTTCACCCACTCCCAAAGCTCTTCTTTTTCCTTCTGGCTCAAGCCGCCATCGTCGGTCGAGTTCGCCGTCACATATCCATCAACGGCAGCCATGAACTGCCACATGGACATGCGCCTTACCTCTTGCGGCGTGAAGCCGAGCGCCGCACCGTTGCCGTAGACCGCGGCAAATCTGACTTTTCCGTTGGGGAGACTGTCAAGTTGCTCTCCGTCTGATTTGCCGCCGTTTGCTCCCCCACCGGTTCCTCTGGCACGCCTTGAATGCCAGCCTGCAAAATGACTGTCGCGAAGACGACATTCTCAGCTGGCGGGCGTTTTTCGATATAGGTTCGCACAAGCTTCGTGGCGGCAGTCGGCTCCAAGCCTCCACCAATCAATCCCTGCCGGATAACGTGGGCAATATCGCCAACCCGGCACTGTTTGGTGAATAGCCGCTCCAGAATAACCCAAGGGCCAGCGTCGCAGGCTTCCTGCAGCGCTTCCAATTCACCCCATCCGAGGCGGAAGGTATAAGTACCATCCGCCCAGTCGAGTTCAACTTTAGCGTCTCTGCTCATTATGGGGCCGTCGGAGCGGAGGTGCGGACCATTTCACCATCCGACTGCAGCGACACATTAAGTGTGGCACGCTCGCCGTTGTTGGCGCCGATTTCGAGGCTCTCGGCGTGCATTTTGCCGGTATAGGTGTATGTCGTGGCTGGAAACTCTATCTCAACCTGTACTGGAATGGAGTCGATACTTTCACCAGCATCAAGCCAATCCTCGACAGATTCAGAAGCCAGAACGCCTTCACCGCTAATACTCATCGAAAGTGATGCGGCGTCACGTCCAATCCAGTCCACCTTGTCAGGATTTTCACAATCCGGAATGGAAACTTCATTGAGGTTCTTTGTTAGCGTAATCGATCGCTGCGTGAACCCGCAGGGCGAAGTATAAACAATCGGCGTAGCGCCGTTACCGATCTTGACGCGGACCTTGCCGCCTTTGATCGTGGTAGCTTGGGCCAATGCGGCCTCCATACTAAAAAGGCCACCCAAAGGGCGGCCATTAATTGTTTTCGGGGTGATCGGCGTGGAGGCCTTAAGGCTGCTCGATAATCGCCGTGTAGCGGATCGACGCGTGGTTGATTGCGCCGTCCTTGATGTAGTCAGTTCGCGAATATTCGAATGTCACGAGGGCGTTGGCCGTCAGAACTGGTTCCCATCCTCGTGTTGCGAGCCGCACGGCGTTAGCGACGTCGCGCATCTGCTTCTTGGCGGGCTCGATCGACCAGACATCCAGCTGGAAAATGACATCGTCAGCATAGATGCAATCGGCGTCTGCCTGTTGAGCACTTGATGCGCCGATGCTGACGTAGGGGAAAATTGAGGGGGAAACCAGCCCTTGATCATTCGTTGGTGGATTATCGTAGCTGCGCTGGCCAATAAGCGAGACAAGCGCCGGATAGCTGCGTAGGCGCTGAATGATCGCGCCCTGAAGCTCTAAAACCGGGTCCATTAGCGATCCGCCGCAATTTGTTTGGCTGCCTTGGTGATAGCGCGAGACACTCGGGCCCTAGCGCTACGTCGCTTGGCTCGCCAAGAAACGTAGAAAAACGGCTGCGCCTTGGCGCCGGGATTAAAAGTGCCGGGATACATGCCGCCATTCACGTGCGGAGCGCTGCCGAACTCGACCAGATGCGCGTAACGCACTTTGGAATTGCCGGCGTAAATCGTGATTGTCAGCTTGCCGTCATTCGACTTTACGCTGCCAATGCGCTGGCTGTATTTTGGAGCTTTACCCCACGTCCAGCCGATGCTTTCCATCAGTTCACCATCATCGACGGGAACCAGGTTTTGCATCATCTTGACGATTTCCTGAGCGCCTTGCTCCATCGCCGCTCTAACGAGTTTTTCAGCCACTTCTGGGAACTTAGCTAGCTTGATCTGTAAGCGGTCGAGACCCTTAATCTTAACCGCCATCAAGTTTCCTCGCCTTCAACAACAAGCATTTCCAAGTAAGCGCCGCGCTCGTCAGGATTGACGACGGTCTTGATTCCGAAAACCCGGTTCGGCTTTCCGCCGGTGAGGCCAGCCCGAGCATCATAAGCCCGCCACGACGCCGTAATCTGCCGTGCCTGTTCGCTGCCACGGATCGTCAGGTTATAGGGCTGCATGGACCGCATTCTCGCGGCCATGACGCTTTCGACATTGCTGCCGTAACGTGGTTCCAGCCTTCCCGGCACGGTGAACTGGTCAACCCATTCACCGCGAGTACCGCCAAACCCATCGTCTACGTCCTGCCGAACCTGAAACGTTAAACGGCAGTTTAGGCTGCCGGCACCTGCGCGCTTCGCCATGCTTCGGCCTCGTCTTTTGTAGGGGTTGGAAGCCGCTCGGCTATGCCAGCGGCAATGGCGCGGTTAGCGCAAGGCGTGGTCACTAGCCCGACGTAACCTGCTGGATAGCGGATGGTCACTGCAGGCTTTGGGATGAAGTCGTAGGTGGCTGTGAAGTGGAGCCAGGGCATGGTTCCCGTTCTGACTTGAGGGATTGAATTTTATCGAGCGATATTGCAGCTTCTCTTAACGACTATGGGGGCATAGAAATGAATTCACATTTCATCTTAGCGGATTTTGTAGGTCGCATTCTGAGATTGCGCGTGCATTGGCGTGAAGCTGAAGCATACTTCAAGTGAGTTTGCGCTTTGCAATTTGAATACACTCCGCCTCAGACCGAAATCGAGACGCTTTTCGGCGGCTTTCGTTGCATCAACGCATTCGGCCGAATAATGCCAGGTGATGATGAACGCTTCATCGAATTTCTGGCCAGGTCAGAAGTGCCTCCGCGCACAAATGTATACATAAACTCAGGCGGGGGAGACGTAGAAGCAGCGTTGAACATTGGTCGAACAATTCGAGAAAGTTGGTTTTCGACAGTTGTCGGTCAGTATCTGCTTGATCCTGCTCCCGGTGACCAGTTTATTTTGCCGCGTAAGAGATTACCTGGTCAATGCATGAGTGCTGCCACCCTTGTTTACCTTGGTGGTAGGCTACGTTTTCTCGACACCGATTCAAAATTTGGCGTCCATCAGTTTTCGTTTCTGGTGCCGTCACCGGAGAACCTGGCTCATTCACAAATTTTATCCGCAAAGATTGCTAGATTTGTACAGGACATGGGCATCGGCTCCGAATTTCTCGAACTTTCAGCTGCCACTCCACATGATCGAATAGATCTAATTGAACTAGAGAAGCTCGAAAAAATTGGCGTCGTTACAGGCGGCCAAACAAAAACTAATTGGTCCATCCATGCGATGGAAAACACGATGTATGTCAGGGGTGAACGCGACAACATTTTCGGGCATCATAAGATGTTACTAGGTTTCGCCAAGCCGAATTTCTTCTATGTATATGCTGTCATCGAGAGCCAAGGCCGAGAGCAGCAGCTTGTTGAGTTCCCGCTAGCAGAACTTGTAATCGGTCAAGACGAAGACGTAATAATTGATATATCTGATCGCTGCGAGCGGGCCGTTCAAGGAATTTATACCAACATTCACGCTCAAGTGACGGTAGATGAAGCCCGTTCTATTGCGTCTTCAAACGCTTTCGGCATCCGTGTCCGGGGTGGTTCAGACGCTGAGCTTTTTTTGGGAGTTGGACCTATGTCAACCGACGGAGGTATAGAATTGTTAAAAACTTTTGTTAGTTGTTTATCAGACCGTTAGGTGTCAAACCCTCAACAGCCTATACGGATCAAGGAGCCAGCGCGCTGACCTGTTTTCGAACAGTTCAACAGTCGATTGTCGCTCGCGGTTCTCATAGACGTCTCCCGCAATAAGCAGGACAGCCGCATCCACCTCGGCTTCGGCACCTGCGGGTACGGCGTCGCGGTTCATATAGCGCAACGCAGACCCTCGAGCGGCGGCCAGACAGCCCTCTAGCTCCGTATCCTCATCATCGAATTCAATTCGAAGATGTCGCTTTAGCCGATCAAGATCCACCGCCACGGTCGAAGCCCTTCTTCTTAGCAGGCTCATCTGCGACACAGCCCAGCGTTCGCGCAACCTCGGCCATGCGACCAGTCACGGTATCGCCAACCTCAAACTGGCGCGGATAAACCTCGCCTTCAGGCACCGCCTTGAATGCCTTCGCAACACGCACTTCCATCGGCACCTCCTGTATGAAGGGCGCCCGAAGGCGCCCTTGTATTGTTAAGCAGCTGCGATCTTGTGGTAACGCAGAGCCGTCGGATCAGTCACACCGCCGCCCACGCGCTTCGTGGTGTAGAACTGCACGAAAGGCTTGTTGGTGTACGGATCGCGAAGAATGCGAATACCCATACGGTCAACCACGAGATAGCCGCGCTGGAAATCACCGAAGACAACCGGGATGGCGTCAGCGGCGATGTCCGGCATTGCAGCGAGCTCGCTGACCGGGAAGCCAAGGATCGTTGCAGGCTGGCCAGAAACAAGCCCCGGCTGCCAGATGTAATTGCCCTGACCGTCCTTCAGCTTACGGATGGCGCCCTGCGTCTTGCGGTTCATAGTAAACCGCGCATTCGGAGTACGCTCGCTCGGCAGGTCACAAACCAGATCAATGAGGCCGTCGGTCGTAAGACCGGCTGCGTCGCCGCTATTCACGGTCGGGATCGCGCCCCAAGGATGTGAATTCGCCGCCGTATAGGTCAGCAGGCCCTTGGGCTTGTCGGTGCCGTTGCCGGAAACGAACGCAATACCTTCCTGATACGCGAACTCAGTCTCGACTTCACCGGCAAGCCAGTTTTCGAGGTTGATTTCGGAATCATCCAGCAAGCGCTGCGTTGCCGCAGGATTGGCGTAGATTTCGCCGGTATTGAACTTCACCTCGGCGAACTTTGCAGCCGGGGTTTCAGGACGCGCAGCGGATTCACCTACCCAACCCGACGCGGTTGCGCGGTCGTTGTAGAGCTTGGAGAAGCCGTTACCAGAAATCTGAATGACCGAAGCGATACCGCGCATCGGAGAAACGATCTTCAGCTTGTCGGTAATGGTGCGATCCCATTCGGTCGGCGCAGTATAGCCGCCATCTTCTGGAACTGCGACGCTCATCGCGGCCTGTGGGTTGGCCTGAATGAATGCGTCAATGCTTGCCTCATCGCCCTTGCGGAAGAAGCGGTCAAACGCCTTGGTGTATTCGGCGTTCTTGATATCGCGATCCGGGTGCGAGGCACCAGCGGTCTGGAGAGCTGCCAGCTTCTGCGCCTGCTCATCGAGAGCAGCCTGGAGATCACTGACAGTGGCATTGATGCGATCGACCTTTTCGGTGCGAACGACATCTTCCGTGCCCTTCTTTACGTCATTAAGAGCTGCGCTGTGTTCTGCCTTGAACGCTTCAAATGCGCGGCCCTGCGCTTCAATAAGCGCCTTGATTTCATCGGGTTCCATGTGGTTATCCCTTGGAAAGAATATTGGTTGTGCTGACAAGAGCGGCCTTGATGCCGGTCATGTCTTTGGCTCTGGTCTTGCCAGCGTCGCGCGTGGCGTTCTCGGCGGCATCGCGCTCGCCTCGAATTTCATGGAGAAGTTGAGTACGCGAACGGCGCGTCTCACCTGCGGCAGCCAATGCCCGGTCAATTCGGCGCATCGCTGCAATATGTGCGGGAAGTTCGGCCTTTGCGTCGGGCTTAGCAGTTCCGGCGCCCTTCTCGTCCGCAAAGCCCTTTTCGATGGCCTCATCAGCTGAAAGCCAAGTGCCGTCCGACGCCTTTGACGGGCCATCCAACAGAGAAAGTACGACGTCTTGCGCCAGTCCTGTGCGGGCAGCGTAGATATCTGCCATCGAACTATCGAAAGACTGGAACAGCGCCGCAGCATCAGCGAAATCATGCGTATTGCCGACGGCGGGCCCCCACGCTCGGTGGATCATCATCATCGAGCCGGTCGACATGATCACCCTGTCCCCGGCCATAGCGATGATCGATGCCGCAGACGCCGCATAACCCATCACATTGACAGTGACTTCGCCGGGATGGCTTGCGAGGAGATTGTAAATCGCCAGCCCTTCGAACATGTCGCCGCCTGGCGAATTCACGTTCACAGTGACCGGGTTTTTCCCGATAGATCGAAGAGCTGCAGCGGCTCGCTTGGCCGTAAACCCGCCTCCGCCCCAATAATCTTCGCCGATCACATCAAAGATCGAAATAGTGTTCGGATCGTCTGCTTCTGCCGCTTGGGGAGCACTCTCCCACCGCTCCAAGGCGGAGAGAGGCACATCCCACTGATACGACTTCGGTCGCGCAACGGCTGCAACCGGCGTTCTGTTAAGGCTCATTGCGTGTTCCTGAAGGAGTGCGGCCAGTTTCTGGCTGCGTCATTGGATTTTTGAGGCTGTCCGCGTCCGGATCGTCGCTCTGGCTCAAGCCCACATAATCGCGAGCTTCATTCTGTGACATCCACGGTCTGGAGCCACCCGAACCCAAGGCTTTCGCGAGGAATTCGGCCTGATCTTTAATCGAACCACGAAGCAATTCGCGCTCATCGAAATCAGCCTGATACGATCGACGCTCTTCGCGGGTCAGCAGGCACCGAGAAACCGCCTGCTCCCAAGCGATGAACCACGGTGCCAGTCCATAACGAACGAAAAACTGGCCGAGGGTTTCAATGCCACTGCCCCATGACGTGTCATCCATCATCAGAAGAGGCCGCGGCACACCAAAAGCGCGC